CATGCCACTGAATCCATTTTCAACACACCATCACCATCCATCTCTGGTTTATATGTAATCGATGGAAGATCACGGAGTGCCTGACGATATGCTCTCCACTCTTTTGGTATATTATAACCATATTCTGCATATTTTGTTACCACCCAATCACACTCTGTGAGTCTCTTGTTTCTTTCTATTCTTAAAAGTCTAAATGGTTCTGCTGATTTCAGTTCATCAACTTTAGCATTAACCTCATCTTCAGTTGGTAATGGTTGAGTATTAGTTGAATACCATTCAATACTATCATAAGTATCTCCACAACCAAACGCACAATTAGGTACTAACGCATTAAGTGCTTGAGCAATATAATAAAAATTCATTGTCTTATCTCCTGTATTACAAATCTCCAAGGAGAGAAGGAACATCCACTATTGTCAGTAGTTGTTGCATTAAAATATTTTGTATGATTAGACTCTGAATAATGATATAAACTATAAGTTCTTGCTTCTGTATTAACTGCAGGAACCATCGCTGATATGTGCATTGTATGTCTATCATTACCATCGTGATCTTTTTGTCTACTTGAACCGTGAGTAAACTGTCTGTTACCACCTCCAGCATATGATGCATTATTGGGAAGATTAGAAGCATTAGTCATACTTGCAAATTCAGATTGCATAAATTTAAATCCAGAAATTGAACTATTATTATTGCCACCAAACAAAAATGTAAGATCTAACAATAATAAACTATTCTCAAACATTGGATGTATCGTAGTTCTATATTGTCCATCAGGAGTTTCAGAAAATCCATTACTACCACCTGGTTGATGTGCCTTGACAACTACTGAATTTTCAGGATAATTTACAACTGTTTGAACCACGCTTCCAATTGGAAATTTTTCATAAGGAAGTTTAGAAAAATCAACCTCATTCAGTTTTGATCTTAAATTAAATGCTGGTCTTTCGACTCTGACTACCATAATTCTATTGCTCCGCTATAACACCATTTGATGCTGAAATGTTAGTTGAAACTGATTTAGTTGTATTATTTATTCTGACTAAACCACTGAAATCACTTCTTCCAGCTACCGTTCCCATATGAAGAATTTCTTCCTCACTATCATATCCAATTGCTACAACATTGTCTGATGAACCGTAAATACTACACTTTGCATTTTCACCAAACATTGCTCTTTCATCAGCATAAATTTTTGCAACTTCTGATTCTGTTGGTGCTGTTGATGAGATTTTAAGTAGTGCCATAGAACCTGAGAATTTATTTGCTATAGGACCTCTACCTATATACAATCCATTTTTATTAGTTGCCTGACTGTATATATTACCACTTGTTGTACCATTCACCATATGTACTCCATTTAGATATCCTTTGATTGAATTATTCAATTTAGTAAAGCAAACATGAACCCAACCTGTAGTATCTCTGGGCATTTGTATTTCAGTATTTTGCTCTGTAGACCCATCAGATGTGATTGTAAAACGGAAATCATTTCCACCATCACAATACAATAAGAAACTTGTTTGACTATTTCTTGTTGTGTCTGGGCCTCTATGAAGTAATGACTCCGATGAGTTCCAGTCTTTTACCCATAACATAATTGACATTTCACTGGAAAAATTTAGTTCAGGATTATAACCCTGATACAAATACCACTGAGCATTAGCACCAAAATAATAACCAGCAAGTTCTGCACCCTTTGCAACTGGAACTCTGTCTATTTCACCGTATGCAAAAACTCCACTATTACCTGCGGTGCGATCATCATCAACTAATCTAAGTTTAAGATCATCAATTCGGTTATTAGTTCCTGCAAGATTAGTAACTCCTACATTTTCAGAGGTACTATCTGCAACAAAATATCCAAAAGCAAGTCCAGTGTGTTGAATTGGATGTGCACCATAACCATGTGGAATGTAGAAAAACAAAGTGCTGGCATTATGTAATTGTAGTACATTACAACTTACACAATAAGTTCTTCCAGGTATTAAATTATATACTGTTTTATAAATTGAAAGATTACCTGAACCACCTTGTGCATATCCACCAGTAACTGTCCATTCACCACCACTGCCACTAGCGTTTTGCCAACCAGAACTAGAATTAAAGGCACCAGCTCCATTAAATAAATCGCTAGTGGTCATTCCTTCACCAAGACTATTGGTCTCTGTGATACTTAAATTACTATGGGTAATTGTTGCTCCATTTGCATATATTACTAAATCATCATTATTAGCAGTCTGTGCAGTAAAATATCCAACCACACCGTGTGGACTGCTATTATTGACATTCCAGTTGCCACCCGTAAATTCAGTGGAGTTTTCATTGGATCCACTATTATCGTGTGTAACCCTATGAGCATATCCAGAATCTAATACTGCGTGTGCAGAACGTGTCATTGAAATTTTATAAGTTTGTCCGACAGTCAATCCTTTTAGTTCTATGACTTGATATCCATTATTACTACTTGCATTATCAACTAATGTGAATGTTGTAGCACCACTAACATAATTTGTTGATGTTAATCTATTTGTGGAACCAGCAGTTGCCTGTAGTGCATAATTGATACCATCTACTTCTTTAACTGTGGTTGCCATAAAACAAGATCTATTGCCACCTATCATCCATCCAGTATTGTAATCTCTGGTTATAAAAGCAGCCCTTGTATGTTTTGTGTCTTCTCCATATGTCATTCTAGAACCAGCTGCAGAATAATCTCGAACACTTTCAGCAGGTTCAACAAGCGTTACTTTACCTCCGTTGGGTGCATTATCAAAAGTTAATAGTGCGTGAGCATCACCTTTCATTGGTATTCCCTGACCTACCCCTTGGAGAGTTCCATATGGTTCATTATATCTTGCATAGGCAACGTTACTTCGATATGGTTTTAATATCACCTTATCTTGAATATTACCATCACTGGTAGTGGTGGTTCGATCTGCAGTCGGAACGGGTATAAAGAATACGGAGCGTCCATTACTACCATCTTGTGAGAAAATTAAATTATTATTTTCCGTAAAATTAACAAATTGTCCAATATTATAACCACCACCTGCACCTGCTGTAATATCATAAACACTCGTATAGGGATTCATATAACTACCAGTCTTTGCAGTGACAATACTGTATCCAGTGTAGTGTCCATAAGCAATCGTTGGCATCGGAAGTCCAGTTATACGATTAATTCTTGCATCAGGTAATACTTTCATTGCGAGAAATCTGATTCGAGAATTAGCAATTTGTGGGCCTTTTCCTTCATTAGTATATCCACTTCCAGTAGTTTCATTTCTTTGAGAAATATTTCCAGTATAATATCCACCTTCACCAGTATTAGGATCTGATCTCACAACTTCTTCTGAAATAAAATTAATTATTGCATTACCCCAGTTATCAGAACCAGTTGTGGAACCTTCAACCAATATACCATTTAACATACAAACTCGATGAGAAACACCTGTATTTTGAACCATAGTGCAATTTGAATGTCCTCCTGATCCTGCAAGAAATCTCATCCACAGTGGACAAAGCGGATCATCAGCATCATAAATGTCAATATAATTATTTGTTCCAACAATAATTGCTATGGATGGAAATTCTTTTCGAGTTCCCCTTGTTGAACTTGGAGGTTCATTATACCATGAAGTATGTTTTGTTCTCTTTCTCCATGCACCACCATCACTATCTTTTGAGGTATCATATACAAAGATCGTATTCTTTCCACTACTTGCACCTTCGTTAATTTTTGCTTTAATTTTTGGTATGACTTCAACATCAACAGAATCTTGATATGCCAAATCGCCCAACATTGCGTTGGTTGGTACTTGTGTATTTCCATATCCGACTATATTAGGCATTTTTTAAAACATCTCCTGTGGTATTTATAGGTAAGATTGAGGGAGTTGTGCAGTCAAATTTCTAAGTTGACTCAAAGGCAAAACTTTATCATAGTATACCCAACGTTTAATTCTACCATAGATGCTAGAGTATCCTAATTGAGATGCTCCATTACCTATTTCAAGTTTAGATATATTAGCAAGTGATATATTCTGTGTATTACCACCTACATATGAAGATGCACCACCTGTTGCAACTCTTAAAATATTTTCGGATGGAGTAACATCATAACTCATCGCATCAATCCAAGTTCTATAATACCTTGTGTAGTCAGGAATATTATTACTTGGATATCTACCATTTCCAGTGTTTGCAGGAGCATTTTGAGCATCAGCATCATTAGGGCCATATGCTTGAATGTAGTCACTTCCTGAACCATTTCCTGAACCATTACTTCCACGATCTCCAAATACACTTGCATGAGCACCTGGATATGCGTTGGCAGCATATCCTGAACCAGTCGAAGTAATTAAATTAGTCTGGAATTGATTATTTTGAAATTCCCATCCAGAACCACCTCCACCATATGATTGAAGTGCATTGCTATGCTCATTGATGACTGTTCCTTGGAAGCGATCAAAGAAATCATCAAAATCATCATCTTGCATTTGTGCATAATCTCCATAACGGGTTGCTGTTGATCCGTATGTTGGAATATAAGATGTTGCGATTCTTGATTCTGTGCTTACTTCTTCCTGAAGACCCCAAGCATACCATACCTTACTGTGTGCAGCACCTGTGTTTGCTGCTCTTGCAGAGTTCATTGCAGGAACGACAGCAACATACATTCCACCAGTACCACCATTACCATTACCACCCCAACTTAATCTCCACCATTTATTTGGATATTTTTCTAAATTATATCTAAAAGTACCATCATTATTATTATGACCACCAGTAGTTCCATCTGCAAGTTCAACGTTAAGATGATCAGCACCGAATGTATATGTGTTTGAATAAACCTGAATGATACAAGATGTCTCTTCAGATTTTAACCAAATTGACCACATTGTATATGAATTATTAGGAACAGTCTGTGTTCCCCAACCTAAACGCTGTGATGTGTTTTGATTGTCTGACCCTATTATTTTAGATGCATTCTTCGTTCCATCTGGAGAAATTGCTGCATCATTTACTACAGTAACTGCATTATTATTAGCCCCTTGAGACATATCAACACTATATGGTTGATAATTACTTTGTTGTTTCTCAACTAAAAATCCTAAACTTGCACCTGTTGTTGGGTGATGATCGAATCTTGGTTCATTATTTGTTGCATATCTAACAATACCTTTCTTATCAACATAACTTGCAGTTCCTCTTCTATAGAAAGTAAATCTAGGATCTAGTTTTTTCTCTGCTGCAAAATTAAAATCTAATACTGGTTTAATTACTGGAAAGTCTTGTGATGCTGCGACTTCTCCATGAACTGATACACCTTTAGCAGTAGTTGCAAGTTTAGCAGTTGCATGAGCACTTTGATCATAATATAATTCTACAGCCCCATTGTTGAATGTTTTTATTCTATATTCATCTGCTGCATAATTACTAATTAAAATATTACCATTAGATCTTATTAACATCTGACCGTTAGATGCAGAGTTTCTAAAGTAAGTATCTGTTCCATCATTATAAAGGTCTCCAGCCTGATTGCTACCTAATTTTAAACCTTTACTATTAGCAAAATAAATATCACCAATCTCTGCAGTTGCACTACCTATATTAACAGCACCAGCAGTTTCTGGTAGTAAGTGACCAGTTCCATCAATTTTCCATCTCGTAATTGCTTGTGTTCTAAATCTTATATTTGAATTTCTACTATTAGAAAAGTATAAATCCTCATTACCAGTTGACAGCATACCAATTTCATATTGAATATTACTACTTGAATCAGTAACTCTTATCATAGATTGTAAAGAGTTACCCTGTGCTGAACCATCTTTAAATGTAAGATCACCATTACCATCCAGTTTCATTCTAGGTGTATCACCAGTATGAAATTGTAAATTAGCTTCAGCAGTATTAAGTATTGCTTCATTATTAGTCGCATCATGATGAAAATATGCCTTACGTGTTCCTGCCTCGTGTATTTCAAATCCTCTATATCTTCCTGTTCCGTTTACTTCTACTTGTGTTGATGTGCCAGTTCCATATACTTCTAATAAACTGCCAGGATTATCAGTTCCGATACCAACCTCACCATTACCCATAAGGACCATGTTTGGTCTATACTGATGATCAACGTTATGACCAACAGCAAATTTCATTTTTGCTTCAGTTGCACTCGTATCACCAGTTACATAAATTGATCCTGCACCCTTACTATCTCCACCAGCTTGTGAACGAACAAATTCAAGTGCAGAATGACTTCCATTACCTGTAGATTCGATTGTGACTATAGAATCACCACTACTATTATGAACATGTAGATTGTGATCTGGAGAGACAGTTCCGATACCAACACCGCCACCTCCTGTGATGCGAACTGTATTTGCACCTTCTGAATCTGGTCTATTAGCATAAATTGCTAAATCAACATTATCTTGATATATTTTACTAATATTACCACCACTTTGATCAAAGAATAATGCTGGTGATTGTCCTCTAATATGAAGTAGTGCTCCATTATTTGTATCAGTGATAGCAAGTCTTCTTCGACTGCCAGTATGTGTTTCTAAGTCGCCAACACCAGCAATTACATCACCACCATCTTTGACTGAAAATATCTTTGTATTAGTATCATATAAATCTAGTATATTTCCTGTTCCTCTTTGTGTGATTATACCTGCTGCTACATTATTATCCTGTGCATCAACTCTTAATAATTCTACCTCTCTTAGAGTTGTATTTAATGTGGTGAAGTCTCCGTTTGCTGTAAGATTACCACCAATTACTAAATTACCGCTTATATCTCCATTTCCATTTAAATCTAAAGTCTTTGCAGTTAAAATACCTGCAGAAATATTAATACCATCTACAGTCAGTGTTGTTGCACCACCAACATTTATATTATCAAAAGGCCCTACAAATTTGGTAGCAGTTATAATACCACTTGAGTTTATATTATGACTTGCTATGTTGGAGAGTGTATGTATACCAGGTCCAACAACCTTTGTAAATGCCATATGACTTTCTAATTATTTATGCTGGTTTAGTTGGCCAAGTAACACTTGTAATACCAACAGCAGTGCTATCATCTAACACAGGTGTCGCAGTGCTTGGTAAATCACGAAGTTGTTGTCTGTAATTTACATAAGAAGATTGTATTCCAACGGGAACATCTTTTCCCTGTGTCCAATCAGTTTCTTTTAACAGTTTATCTCTATGAATACGCAAACGACGCATTGGTTCTGCATTTTCTAATATAGATAATTCATTTCTTAATTGTTCTTCAGTTGGTTTTTCAGAAGCATCTTTCCACTCCAATGCAGAATAATCATCTGGTGAAGTTAACATCCAACATTTTGTACCATAATTTGTACATAATACATCTGAGATATTCATTACGAAGCAACCTCCATTACTGTGATACTACTTGTTGCACCATTCTGACCATTTGATTGTAATGCCCTATTCAGTATCAATGTGTTTTGACACATAAATCTTAAACTATAATTTATTGGTTCACCAACTTCATAATCTTGTGGGTCATCTAACATCTGTACATTTTCATGAATTGCAAAATAATTAAAACTATGATCTACATCATTAGATGATATTGGAACGTCAGTCTTGTACCAAGCATTATTGTTTGAGTATCCAAAACTTCTTGTTAAGTTTGTGTTTTGATGTATTGGTTGTTCATTATTAAAAAGAAAGAAGAAAATATCATATCCATCGGCATTTTGAGAACCCATAGCACCGTGTGAATAGTAAACAATAGCGTTGACAAGAAACTTACTTTTTTTTCTTTTTGGGTAAATATTCACATCAAAAAATTTAGTCGGTGTTGTTGTTTGACCTACTGATGTGTATCCTGTAAAATACTTGTGTTGTACCTGAATTACAGATCCTTTTGGCATTCTTTCATATGGAATTGATGCAGAGTCAAGTTCTGTTAACTTTTCCCTTACATTGAATGCTGGTTTTTCAACTCTAATTGCCATTACTGTTCTGCGATAAGACCGTCATATGCCGAGATAGCAGTGGTGACTGCGGTGGTTGTATTATTTATTCTACTTAATCCACTGAAGTCGCTGCGTCCAGATGAGGTTCCAACGTGATATATTTCTTTCTTTTCATCATAACCAATTGCTTTAACTTCATTACTACTTCCATAGAGGAATGCTTTCGCATTTGGTAAAAGTAATTTTTTCTCATCTTCGTAAATTCTCTTTATTTGTTGGTCAGTCAAATCTGTTAATCCAAGTTTGACAAGTGCAAGATGACCTAAACAACTATGACTTACTCCTGTTCCTGATCCACACCAATGTCCAACAGCAATCGTATCTAAATCACTATAATCTACATTTGCTGGAGCAAACACAGTTGATTGTCTTTGACCATCAACATATAAAAGTTTACGGTTGCTATTGCAAGAGAATACACCACAAACATGATGCCACTCTCCATCATGTATACTTATATCTCCTTGCATTGATCCGTGTGTGCTATCATAAAAATATGGTTTTCCTCCAAGAGAAGCGTTTGTCTGGTTAACTGCTATACCCATACCTGCTCCAGCTCCATTTGCTATACTACAGATATAAGAATAACCACTGATGTCTGTTATTTTAATCCACCCCATCATTGTTATATTAAGTGGATTACCAGCATTAATATTTGAACTAATTATTCTAGCATAATTACTAGCATTAAATCCTGATACAGCACTCAAGTCTGAACCAGTTGCACATTTTGATCTTGTAAGTGTTCCACTAACAGTAAGGTGTCTTGCCTTATGACCACGATCAATCATAGCACCACTACCACTAATTGAAGATGTCAATCCATCGGCAATATAAGCACTTGATATTTCATTACCTGTCATATGCCAACCTGTATTATAATCCTTCGTAATCATAGCAACTAATCCACGATTTTGATGAGAAAGTGGTAAAAAATTAGCACTTTCTTTATGATCATAAGTATAAATTGACCTCTTAACAAATGCAAGACCTTCAACACAACCCCATGCATCTCTCTCAATAATATCAGCAGCCCAAGTATTAACCTGTCCTATCTTATGAGTTCCTGCTTCAGCACCTGTTGATGGCCAATAATATTCCCTACCTTTATTTGGACTTCCACCACCTTGATTATTTAATGAATATAAAGCGTCAGCAGATGGACTATGTGTCATATCATTCATTTGATTATCAAGACGTTTTAGGTCTATTGCACTTGAATCTCTAAAATAATTATAATAATTTGAACCACCAGCAGGATCATAACGATCATGTAAAGTCCACAAATATCCATCATCTGTAATTGTAATGGCACCAACACCACTATATGGTCCATTATTTGAAGTGATATCGTAAATACCTGAATTATAAGAAGTTCCAGTATCACCACTATTGGAATGAATGATACTCACTCCACCTCTAGTGCCTAAGTAAATTGTTGGGATCTGCATACCAGTTGTCTTATCTATTGGTGCCTCTGGTCTTACACTCATCACAACTGCAGTCACATGATTATTTACGATACTACCATCAAACCACCATCTCTTTGTAACTCTAGCACCACCACTGGGACCATTAGTTAGGGTGCCAGGCCACCATTTACCACTGTCAGATGTTGCTGCGTTTCTTAATGAAATATTTCCTTGAGTTCCGTTATAATGTAAGTGTCCACCTGAATCACGAAGTCCAATAATATCATCACGAATAAAATCAATCAAAATTGGCCAATAGTTAGTTGCTTGTGATCCCGTGCAAAGAATACCATTTAACATATACACACAACGAGGATTACCTGTTCCATACATTACATTTCTTGCACCACCAGATGGAGTTGGAAATTCCATCCACATTGGCATATCAGGATCATCTGCATCAAATATATGAATTGTATTACCACCTACTGCAACAATAGCAACCTGTGGAAATTCTCTTCTCGCACCACGAATTGAAGTATCTAATGTTTCATTATACCAAGATGTGTTAGTAGTGCGATGTCTCCATGCACCGCCATCACTATCTTTTCTTGTATCATACACAAATACATCATAATAAGTATTTGAACTTGCAGTTTTTGATATTGCACCATAAGCAGGGACACCACTTATTGTCGTAGTGCCATCGGATGTCATACGAACTCTTTCTATCGCACTTGATCCACTTGTATCTGGTCTAGTTTTAAATACTAAATCTGCTGCTCTTTCAGCAGTTCCCACTGCTTGTGCTTCAATTCCTGCTGTTACCTGTCCAGTAGTACTATTTTCTTGCGATGCAAAGTCAATCTTAGCAAATACATCTCCTGTATTTGTATTACCGTAACCATGTAATGACAGTGATGCTGGTGTCGATGAAGCATCATTATTAATTCTAAGTTGACCTAAACCTGTTCCATAAGTTGGATCACCTATAATTACATTTCTTTCCTTAGTAAAGGTCATTACCAATTCACTTGCTGAATCTGAAATATCAGA